ATTAGGCATTGCTCTACGTACTAATGAAATTAGAATTGGATCCCAATTCGCTACAGCACTACCTGTTGCGTTTGTTGGAGCCGCTTCTGCCAAGTAAGCGTTATCTTCTTTAGAAGCACGTTCTTGGTTTTCTAATATCACAGATGTAACGGCACGTCTATAAGCATCAGTAATTTTTGGTAAATCAGGATGCTCTAGTACTGGCTGCCATTTTTTTTCGTGTGTTTCAGATAAGTACATATGTGTTTATCTCCCTTTATATTTACTTAATAGACAACTTAATGTCTTTAGTTTTGCTTATAGCGGCGCTGTAAGCAGCCATAGATTTTGATAAGTCTTCGTTAGAAGCATTATCTGCCGCCACATCATCTAGTTTCTCTTCAGCAGTTGCAACTTTCTTTCCAAAATAAGATTCTTTAACAGTTTCTAATTTCTTCTGATAGTCTTCTGCGTTAGAGTATTCAATCTCTTCAGCAAGTTTAGCAAATTTTTCTTTTGCTGTGTCAGCAAGGTCTTCAGAAACTTTAGCTTTGATTTCATCTCTAACTTTAGTTCCAACTTCCTTGTTTAACTCAACATTTTTTTCAATCTGCTCATTGAGGTCTTTTTCCAGTTTTTCAATTTTACCTGCTTGGTCTTCAAGCACGTTATATTTTTCATCTGGAACATCAATGTAATGGTCTTCAAATAATTTTTTCAGACCATTGATAAAGTCTTCAGCAATTTCCCCTTTGATACCTCTTTCAAGAGCGATTTCGTTTTCTTTCATCCACTCTTCAACAACGTATGCAAGGTAAGAATCAACTTTTTCAGTTAATTCAGATTTTGCTTTAGCACTTTCTTGCTCTAATTTAGTATTATAATCCGCTTCCATTTCTTCAGCAATCTCTTTAACTTTTGATTTGATTGCAGCTTCAAAAATAGTAGCAGCTTTTGTTTTAAACTCTTCGGTTAAGTCTTTCTCTCCAGCGATTAAAGCGTCAACGTGTTCTTTTACGTCAATGTCTTTTTTCTTTTCTTTATCTTCGTCTTCAGTTCTTACCTCAGCGTCATCAGCTTTTTTCGCTTTTTCGTCTTTCTTTTCGTCAGACTCTTTGACATCTTTTTTGTCTTTTTTAGCGTCAATAGCTTTTTGAAGTGCTGGTGGTAAATCGCCTTCTTTAATTTCTTTACCGTCTTCGTCTTTTTTAGTTTCTTTATTCTCCAATTTAGTGTTGTGACCACTCAATTTTGGCATTGGGTCAGCAGCACCTTGTGATTTTTGAGGAGCTTGTCCAGAAACTTTTGTAACTTTTTTAGTTGCGTCAGGATTAGAATCTGTTGGTTTTACTACTGCCTTACCTAAATCTTCATATTCACTCATTTTAGCAATATGAGAAGGTTCGGCCGCAACAGCATTCTTTTTAGGAGCATCCGCTTGTGGATTAGGTGAATTCGCCTCGTCCACTACTTTTGCTTCTAACGCCTCTAGTTTTTGTTCTGTATCGGCCATAAGAATAAATCTCCTTAATTTATTTAAACGTTTAAATAATTTTCTCTCGTTATTAATAGATATTTATAAGATTACAGTTTTTCAATGAATTCTTTAAAGACTTTAGCTTTTGCTTCTGCTAAACGTAGTCTTTTAGCTTCATTTATATACTGTTTCCACTCTTCAATATCTCTCTCTTTGATAACACCATTATCCCATACCCACTCTTTACCTTCCATAATGCCTTCTACGAAAGCGTCTGGAGCACTCGGGTCTGCTACAATGTCAGCGGCAGTTGCTAAGTAAAAATCTCTTCCTACTTCATTAACTCCGCCACGTCCTCGCACTAGTGATCCCATACCTCTTGAAGACACTCCTAATTGAGCACCTTCGTTAATAAGATTTTTAACAATCTTACCGTATGGAGTATCCATCACTTTTGCTTCACCAACAAAGTTTGAACCGTCGGGATGTAAGTCTGTTATCATATGACTTACTCTTTCAAGATTTACAACTGGTCCGTCAGGATGTCCTAACTCACCAAATGCACGTCTTTTGTTGATAAATTCTCTATTATATCTTGAAACTTCTTTTTGCAATATCTCTTTAGGATAAACTCTTCCGTTCCTATTTTTGATATCTGCTTGTAAAAAGACACCTTTGATTTTGTAATTTTTCTTGCCTCCAACCTCTTCAACTATGAATTGTGATTGAGCGGCCTCTTCGGTAATTAGTTTCATTGTTCTCTCTCTTCTCTATTATTTATAAGATTTCTTATCTAAATTCAACGATTAATGAGTAGTTATCTCCATTAGCAAAATTCTTTGTACTTAACAATACATCACCTGTTGGTGTAGTTGCGTCATTTTTAAATGAGTTTCCATCAGTTCTTAAATCTATTGTTCCTTGTCCTGAAAGAAATAAAGCAGTAGAATTAGTAGCACCGTCCCATATCAATTCCACACCAGATTTTGCGTCTGATACGTTAACTGAATAATATACTCTTGCTATACGTCTTTCACCATCTTCACTCATAAAAGTAGTCGCTGAAGCGTCTATTTTTTGTACGTTAGTTTCTCCAGAACCATCTGAAAAGTTAGTCATTTTTATAACATATTTAACTCCAGATGTATCTGCTATTGTTTGTGTTGTAACTGTATCTGCCATTAGAATCCTAAATGTGTTGCGTCATAAAAATCTTTAGATAATTCACCACGCTCTACTGTTGTTCCTTTTTTTCTACATCTAGCATAGACCTTATGTACTACGCCAGTTCCAGGAGTTGTATAAGTTCTTATACCACCTGAATAAGTTCCAGGTGCGTCTGCATACGTATTGGATGCTGTGGCAGTATTTTCATACTCCCAAACACTATTTGATCCTGGTACATCTACCCACGCCATACTACTCTCCTAATTGTTCGTTTACTTCGTTATCAAAATATTTGTATAGTTCTTCTTTATTTATTTTTCTTGCTTCAGCAACTTTATCTACTGAAGACTCAAATTTAGTTATAATATCTCCAGACGTTCTTTCAATTAGACTGAAAGTATCTTGTACTGCTAACTTTAATCTAGGAGATAAATCTCCATAACTTTTAGAGTCAAGATACTTTGTATCTTCAAATATTTTACTTGTAAAAAAATATTCGTTATCCATTTCTATACACCTGCGTCTGGTGGTGTTTCGTGTCCTGGCGCCATTTCTGGTGCGACAGGTTCTGGTGCTGTTGGACTCGGCTCTTTAGTCGGTTCAAAAGCGATTTCTTTTCCATCTGTATCCATAATTTTATCAGTTCTTGCACTAGGTTCAGTTACCGCTGGTTTAGGGGCACTAAATTTTTCAGGTTCTACACCTTTAAAAACTTTACCTGCAACATCTACTCTTTGTTTATCAAGAGCACTTGCTACTTTAGCTCTTAAAGCATCCTTAAATGCCTCTCCTGCGTCTGCATTTTTACCTTGTTGCAATTTATCAATAAATTCCGCTGTCTTACTTGGAATACTTGCGTCTGCCATTACATATCTCCTTCTATAGTATCTTTACTAGATTGATATTGTTGCATAGGGTCAGCAATAATACCATCTTTAATTTCTTTTCTTATTTGATTGTTTATATCTTCAATCTCCCTATTGTTTTGTCGTAAGATTTTTTTTCTTACGTACTCTACTGAAAAGTACTTACCAACATAATCTCTTACTGAATCAGCAAGTCTTATTCTCTCTAATAACATTTCAGAATCTTTTAGTTCAGCAAAGTGTCCATCTTGCAAAAAGTCATACTGGAGAACGTCCCTTATGATTAACCAATCTTCATCCGTAATAACGGCTTTTAAAACTAATTGAGTTCTTAATATATCGTTAAATATTTCAGTAAATTTCTTTCTTAATCTTTGTACAAATTTTGTAAATTTAAGTTCGTCCCTTGTTATTTCTGTTGAACGACCTAAATTAAATCCAGTTGACGCTTCTAATCTACTAGCAGGAACATTTAAAGAACGATAGAGTTTTGCTCTAAAGTATTCTAAATCTGCCATCTCTCCTAAATTTGCACCACCTGGTAAAGTGGTAATATCTGTACCTCTTCCACCTTCTCTACTTGGTAACCAAAAGTCTTCAAGCATTGACATATAGTTTCTGTCATCACGTATCTCACCTGTACTTGCGTCATAAACAAGTTTATTTCTATATCTTGCCATAACATCACGTAAGTATTGTTCTGCTTTTACTTTAGGTAAATTACCAACATCAATTTTGAAAATTCTTCTTTCAGGAGCTCTTGCAATTCTGTATATAACACTTGCGTCCTCAATCATACGTAATTGATTAACAGGTTTAATTGCTTTATGTAAATATGATAAGACCATATTTTTGTTTTGGTCTATCAGTCCACTAGGACAAAATGCTATTGCGTCAACAGCAATTTTAATTCCGCCTGATGTTGTATTAGTAACACCTTTTTCATTAAATAAAAAGTATTCTTTAACTTCATCAATGACGTTTAAACCATATGGAGTAGGTCCATCTGGTCTTTTCTTTCTTACTTCTCTAATCTTTTTAATTTTTCTAGGGTCTATGTATCTTAATTCTGTAATACCCTTTCTTGTAGATTCTCTATCAATTACTTTATGATAATATAATCTACCGTCCACGTACCATCTTCTAAAGATATCGTGACCTCTAGTATGGAAGTTCATTAATCTTAAAACTTCCTTAAACTCGTCTTCTATTTTTCGTCTAACATCCTTACCGAATGGTAAGTTATCTAGGTTTAATCTTATTGCGTCTTTGAGTTCATTAGCAACAATTGACTCGTTGATAATATCCTCAATTGCCATATCGCATTCAGGATGCAATGCTATTTCTCTATAACGTCTGATAAGGTCTTGTTCAGTCTTTGACTGACCTTCCATATCCAAGTATTGACCATAGTACCCACCAGCGGCGATGGTTTGTGTTCCATCATCCGCTTGTGGTTGTGTAAATGCTTGTTTTGGATCCGCAGGTTTTTTAACCCGAGTTATAGAAAATCCAAATAATTCAGCCATAATTTATCTCCTTAAAATATCACTAATATTTATATTAGTTTTTAAGTAGTTGTGTTACTTTCAAAGTATTGGAACGCCAATGTAACAGATGTTTCTGATAAATCACTTTTAGCAGCATAATCCAATGGAATTGCGTTAATACTTGAAGGAAATACACCTCTTAAAGTGTATGACTTAATAGTATTTCCGTTTCTGTCCAATTGGTCTACAAATGCGTCTACTTGATAATCTACAGGATTTGTTAATCCTTCGTTATCAGTCATATTGTTGATACCATTCATCCATCTTTCAAATGCATTACGCAATTTGAAATTAGTGTCGTTTATTACTTTGATAGTCCAATCCGCTATTGTTCTATCTCCAGCGATTTTTATTGCTCTGCCTCTAAAAGGTACTTCAATAGTCGTTATTGCCATACCAGGTAGTTCAGCGCCTTGACATAAAAATGCTAGGTCTTCTATTTCTCCGCCAACTTGAGCGTAGCCAGGAAAAGGCATAACCACTTTATATTGGTTATTTCTTGCTCCACCGCCTGAAAGTTTAGCTTTGAAATCGTTTATGTTTGCCATTGTTTTATTTCTCCCCTAAATTATCCAGCGACTTCTTCAAAAGAAACGCCTGTTCTTGTTGCAACGAATTGCAATGAGATAAAGTTGATACTTCTAGCAGGTTTAACAAAAATTTCTGCTACAAATTCATTTCTATCTATTACTTCGCCTGTGTTGTTAGTTTCATCACAAACTACTAGGTAGTCTGTAATACCTCGTCTTCCTTGTACTTCTCTTAAAAAAGGTTCTACCATATTTCTAAAACCAGCTCTAGTGAATTCATCATTGAATTCAAATAGTTGGACTTTAGAAGCAGTTGAAATTGCCTTTTCTAAAATAATGAACAATCTTCTGACATTAACTCTATCAAATGCACTAGGATTTTTCAATCCAGTTTTATCTCCGAACAATACAGTTCCTTGTCCTGGGAACGTAGTCACAGGATTTACTCTTGCTCTGTATAATTCATCTCTTTGAGTTTGTGTTGGATTAAATGCTAGTTTAACTGCACCTCTTACTACACCTCGGTTTAATCCAGCAGGTGAGTACCAAGCGTCTGCAACACTATCAGTTCTTGCTGATAATCCTGCCATATCGCCGTTTAAAGGTACAAATCTATAAACATCATTATATCTATCGTACATATATTTGTATCCACTATCAAAGAACACATAAGAAGATGAAGCAATTCCATTAAAGAAATTTACAACGTTATCTTTTTGTGTATTTGAATTTGATACATTAACTACATCACTTCTTTCAGGACTTGCAAAAACTACACAGTCTTTTCTGTTTTCAGCAATAGTAATTAAGTTATCTATATGTGTTGCGTCACCAGCACCTGCAATTAAAAGACCAACGTCTGTTGTTTCAGCGTCTTGGTATTTTTCATAAGCAGATTTAATTTGAGCAGTTGTAGCAGATGAACCGTCTGCACCATTTATTAATGATACATCACTTACAGACGCTACGTCTGTAAATGCAGTTCCAGCTGCCGCTGTGCCCCAATTTGAACCTGAAGCATTGTGGTCCATCCAAAAAACGTAATTACTTGAATTGTAAACTACGTCTGAATAATAATTACTGTCGCCTTGAGGTGATTTACCGTCTGAAGCTTTTGAAACTGCTTCAAATTTTTCTAAAACTTCGCCTTTAACGCCATTAATTCCACCGTCTTCATCAATGACTGCAATATGCATTTCGTCATTGCTACCACCTCTTTGTTGAGCGTAAGTAGATGTTCCTGGTGCCTTGTTAAATAAATCATAATATCTCCATCTTCGTCTTACTTGAGCGCCATTTGTAATTGTCGCTTGTAATCCAGATGAGTCAGTTGTGCCATAGTAAGAAGGTTCTTCTTTCCGTACAATGTTCAAGTCATTAGTAGATATACTAATAACTCTATATTCATATTCATCACCAAAGTTAACTATATCTCCAGCACTTATTCCTGTAGATGAAGCAACAGTTACAACAGTATCTCCGACACTTGTTGAAGCGTCTGAAACAGTTGTCTTGTTAACTTCTTCGTAAGCAGTAGCAGAAGGACATTGAGAAATTTGTATGTTGTTTCCCCAAGCGCCTGCTGTTCTACTCGCCCACATTCCTACAGAAGCAGAACCGTCAGCATAGTTGTTTTGGTAATCAGTAGTATTTTTTATTACAAACGAACTACCACTTTCAGTTGCGTTTGAAACAGATGAATTCTGTACACGAACTACTTTCAAGTTATTTGAATATTGTAAAAAGTTTGAAGCACTAAAATAACTCTCAAAATTAGAGCTATCTGGTTTTCCAAACGTTGATACCAAATCAGATTCACTACCGATACTTATAACTTCATCAAGAGGTCCTTTACTGAAAGTTCCAGCAAAAGCTCCAGAAGAAGATGAAACGGCAGGAATAATTCTTGTTAAGTCTTTTTCCTGTACGAGAACACCTGGTGATACTTGAAATGCCATTAGGTTTTCTCCTTATAATTAGCTAATTAACTTCTTTATCTTCACGTATTCCGTATGTTTTCATACGACCATAGTCAAATTTCATTACTATGGATATTTATAATATGCGTAATTTATAACCCTTTTCTAACAACTGGGTGCCAAACTGTTCCATACTCGTCTACTTCTGGTTTTTCCCAATCAGGTATACCATCATCTACAAAACCAAAAGGTGCCATATCTTGCTCTATTAATTTTTCTTGTTCTTCGTATAATTGTTGTCTGGCGTTAGTATTAGTCATTTCTTTGAAATATGGTTGATTGGATAACCATCCAAATAATACAAGGCAAGTCATTAAATCATCATTACAACCTTCTTCCGCTTGCCAAGAATTTCCTTTACGAGCATAAGTTGACATTTCTTCTATGATATTGAAGTCATTAATAATAACTTTATCTCCTTCAATTAATGTCTTAATATTAGAACAACCAACCTTTTTAATCTGTTTTGTCATACGAACACCAAAACCAGAACCTCTTCCACTATAACCAGCACCTAATATTTGACCTGCTCTTCCTCTTTGAGTAGTCATTAATAGATTAGGATATTCTAATTCATAGTTTAATGATTCACCTATTTGTTGTCCTATGTCATTTGTTTCACAAAGTATTTCACATTTATTATAACCGTGGCACGCTTTAGATATTAAGTGTGGAAATAGAATTGGTTTAACTTCATTACTTCTATATTTGGCAACAACTCTATAAGGCATTTTAGTTACATCAAATATTAAAAATGCTGAATAATCTTTGTTAACACCTCTAGCTACATCAACACAACAAACATAATTTCTACCATTCACAGGTTTTTCAAATACATCTAAACCACCACTTGAAGTTAATGGTGTCATATAAGGTGTATTTTTAATTTTTACTGGTGATATTAATGTATCTACTGAACCTAAAAACTCACACTCAAACTCTTGTTGGAATTGTTCTGCTGATGTATTACGTATAGTTGTTTCTTTCCATTTTTCATCTCTACCAGGAACTTCTGACCAATGTACTTCAATTGGTATATAATCATTTCTTTTGTTTTCAGCGTCTGTCCATAATTTATAAAATTGATTCATTCCGTGGGGAGTAGAAACTATAATAACTTTTGTAGTTTTACCTGATGTGATTGTAGGATAAACTGAACTAAAAAACATTTCTGCTATATTAGCAGGTACGAAAGCAAACTCGTCAAGAAATATTATATTATAAGAACCTCCTCGTATTGCACTTGAAGATGTAGCGGCCGCAATAATAGTAGATTTATTTTCTAATTCTATATTACCTTTGTTCCAATTGATAACACCTTGTTGTATATACTTTGGTAAGTTTTCATAAGCAAGTTGTAGTCTACCTAATATATCTCTAGCAGTAGAAGATTTATTGGCAAGTATTGCTATATTTGAATTCGGATTAAATATTGCATAATGTAATAAGTATGCAATTGTTGTTGTTGATTTACCTGACTGTCTAGGTAGTTTGCAAATAGTAAATCTATTATCGTGTATTGTATGTACAATCTTTTTTTGAAAATCATACATATTAAACTTCACCAAACCTTCATCTAGGGAAACTATTTTCATAAATTTCTCCATAAAATAAATTGGATCGTCTTTACATTTTTGAAATTCTATAACCTGTTCTTTAGTAAATTCAACTGGTGTATTTACTTTTTTAAGATTAGGATTTCCTAAATATGCGTCTGTTATACTCATAATACTATTTATCTGATTTTACTTTAAAAAACCAAACCAACCAGTTATGATATATTTTTCGTGTTCTTTTGTTATTTGACCACTATGTACGTGTGTAAAGTCAGTTGGCCAAATTAAAGTTAGTCCTTTTTTAGCTGGTGTTGTTAATTTTTGATATTTAAAATGTGTACCACCTTCAGGCACATCATTTAAATAAGTCATAAAAACTAAATTACGATTTTCGTGGATACTTCCTCTTTCAAAATGAGGAGCAAAATAACCTCCTGCTGGTGGATAATATTGTATATTAACTCCTTCAACTAAACCCCAAGGTTTAAAATGAGCAAGTTCAGGATATTTCTCTTCATATAAAGTACAACACTCTTTTAATGCTTGTTTATATGCCCAATATCTTGGTTCTCTCCAATGAGGATCAACTCCAATATCTATTGAATCTTTATGTTTCTTATTAACACTAAAAGGTCCACCTATAACTCCTGGTCTTTGTTCTTGTGGATTTTCTTTGAATAAATCTACGATACCATCACAAATTTTTTCATCCATATACCAACCACCGATAAAACTTTCTAATGGAAATTTATGTTCTTTCATTTATTATCACTCCTTCAATATGTGTATAACCTAATTTAATAGCAGCCTGCACTCGTTGACTACCTCTCCACACACTATATTCTTTTTCTATATAGGGTATGCCCATTGCACCATATCTAGGTACTTCTGATACTATATGCTCTTTTACTTCTATTGGATAATTTAATGACTCACCATCTAATAATTCTTTTAGTGGCGTCATTGACTTAATATATTTTAAGTCTTTTATTGCGATAGGTCTTTTATTCTTTACCTTCTGATTTGCCGTCAATAATTTCATTTTCAATTCTCTTTTCTTTTTTAGTTTCCATACTTTGTTTATTCAACATCTTTTGTAATTCTGCTGTTGAACCTACAAATAAAGCATTTTTAATATTAGCATTTGTTTTACCAGGTAGTTCTTTTAAATCTTTTAATTTCTTTTGTAGGTCTTGTAATTTATCAACAGACGTAGCAACTTGTCCTATTAATTGACCAACAACTTCATATGCTCTAGGGTGTTGACCCTCTTTTGCAATATCTAAAATACCTTGTATTGCCTCTTGACCTTTTTCTATAAGATTATAATAATTTTCTCTACTATAATCATAATCTGTATTAATATCTTTATCTATTTTTATTTGTACTTCACCATTTTTTCTTTGTACTGGTGCTTTAAATTCTTTAGGTGGTTCTAAAGGAGTATCAGTAACTTTATCTTTACCTTCCAAACCTAATATTTCATTAACACTTTCTTCCAATTTACTCATTACTCATCACTTCCAGTTGTTGGATTATATTTCTTTGTATCATCATAGAAACTAATCTTTGTTGTAAATCCAAAATCATCATCTGCGTTAGCATCCTCTGGATTTGGTATTACTATAATTCTTTCTTCTCTAGCTTTATTTATAGTGTCTGTATCAGACATCATATCCGCTTGTGTCTTTCTAATAATCTTACTTTGTGCCATAGGGCCATATAAGTAAGTTTTAGCAGTAAAGTTTAATGTGTAAATAACAGCTCTACGTTTATTAAAATCACCATCATATGTATCTTCATAATCTACACTATCTAAAATAATAGGTACATCACGTTTAATATTTAATTCTGGTATTGCATTAATAGTAACTGTATAGTCTGGTTGAAAATAAGGTAATATTTGTTCAATTATTTGTAGTCCATTTTCTGCTGTAGCAGTAAAAGAATATAAAGAAAATTGTATATCATATGGTACTGGTGAATAATTAAAATTATGTATAGTAGAATCAGAAGATTTAACTCTAACAGTTTTTTGTAATTTATTTAACTTTCTATTAGGATCATATTTTAATCCTTTTAATTCAAATCCCATTCTAGGTAAAACAATTGCAAAAGTTCTACCTTTGTCTAAATTTGCTTGTTGTTCTAATCTTTGTATAAACTTTTCTTTAGGTGCATATGCCAAAGGTACACGCATTCTTTTAGTAACAGCGCCTGTGCTTGATTTCGTCTGTACTATAACGTTATTGAAAATTTGACCAAAAGCAATAGTTAGTCTTCTTAAACTTTGATTATAAAAATGTGTTCCGAACATTATAATATTTTACCTTTATTAGGTCCTTTTTTAATTCTATATCTTTGTGTGCCTGTTGCACCTATTTCAACTTCTGTTCTTAAAACTTTAGTTAATTCTAAAGTTTTTTTTTCTCTATTAACTTTATTAGTATGTTCAGTTAATTGTTTATGTCTATCTCTAGTGTTTTCCATTACTCATCAATCTCCCCAAACGGATTTCTTTCAGTAAAGTCTAATATATCATCTGCTGTTCCTACTGTATCATATCCTGCCTCTTTATTCAAGTCTAGGTTATCTGCATATGGAGATTGTGTTTGTATATTAGAAGCAGTATAATCTTCTTTCATTAAGAAAGATGGTTGACCTGTTGAATGGTCAAAGTAGTCTTCTAATGTTAATGATCCTGCACCTGTCATAACCTCTTGACCGTATTCTAATTTTACTCTATACTGTAATTGGTCTAAAGTAGCTGCGTCTTCGTGTTGGTCAATAACTTCTAAACCTGTATCAAGTTTCTCACTTGAATATTCCCAACGAGTTACTTTTAATTTATAAACTGGTAAGTTTCCTAATTGATAGAAAGGTTCCTGGTCTTCTACAAATAAAATTTCAAAGAAAGAACCCATTAAAGGAACATAAATTACATCACCTTCATTTGGTCTTCCTGAAGGAATTAAGTGTGCTTTTTTTGCTACTAAATTTTTGTAACTTCTTTTTGCAACAACAAGTGTTGTGTCGTCC